TCATCAATGTCGATTGGTATTATTTTACGATTGCCAATATATATATCATCTACTACCTTTAATTTATTAATATTAATACTTTCAGAATTAGTAAAAATAACATCATTATCAAAATGTACTACACCAGTAAAGTTAGCGACATTATTTACAATTAATGATTTAGTTTCAATATTATTATTAACATTAACATCAGTATTAACTTGTAGTTTATTTGTAGATAATAAGTCATTTACACCAATATTATTGAAATTATATAAATTTCCTAAAAAATCTCCTTCTGATATTTGTGTTGTATTTATAACACTTATTCCAGAAGATCTCACATATATATCATCAAGTGCTTTATGACTATTTGTGTAATAATCATACATTAATATTTCATTGAAACAAGAAAGACCTTTTACTTCAAGTTTTACTTCTTCATCAATAACATCTTCACTTATTATTTCACCGTTATGTAAGATTTTTCTTGAAAAGTCTCGGGTGCTTGTTCTATTAATACCAATACCTACATTATTATTTTCATCAATAGCTAATGCTGGAAACTGATTGCTATTTGTATATGTTGGCAAAGCATCAGTACCATATAATTCTTCGATGTTTGAAGAAGATTTACTAATATGAAATTCTAATGGTGTCCCTCTTGTTGTTGATATAATAGCTGGTGAAATATTTGAACCACCAATAATACCAAACGCAAACTTAGTAGGTTCTTCTTCATTATTTGTATCATTTCTTATAGCAACATGCATACTATTAAATTTGTTATTGGCTGTTGATACGATATTAAGAGGATGTGTGTTATTATAAGTATCGACATGGCCACCTAGTGTAACAAAATTGGGTGTAAACACATTTTTAATGTTATAATTATAATTATAAACATCTTCATAACTGGTATCTAAACCTGCTTGAAAAGGCTGATTTGCAGAAATATTATTAGCATTGATAATAAAATCTCTGATTAAACTACTTGTTAATGGATCACCATCTAAAATAATATCATTGAGTTCTAGACCAGCTGCTTTAACAACACCAGCACAATAAATGTTTTTGTCTACAAATAATGAAGTATCAGAATTTAAAAAATTAGAACTAGAATTTCTTGATGTATTAACAGCGACACCATCACTATTAACTAATAAACTCCATTTGGTATTTCTTTGATTATCTTCTTCCGGATAATATGTTTTTTCACCGACTACAAGATACTCGTTTCTGTTTAAATCTAAACCATCCACATTGATAGCATTACCATCAGCATCAACTTGGAATCCAATTCCAACAGAATCGAGTTGTATTGTCGGTGCTATACCTTCATTACCAATAAAACTCATTTATTATGTTATTCTATTTAAAAGAAATATACTATTAATATTTATATGTATATCTTTATGTATAAAGAAAAAATGATATATACATATAACTTATTTTTAGTATATAATGAAGAAAATAAACAATATTCATAATAAAACAAAGGAGATAGATAGCGAAAATCTTCCTTATAACAATAAAAATATACTTTTACAGGAAGAAAATCTAAGAAAACTATTTAATGATAATGGATTAAAAGATTTGAAATTTAAAAATATCAATTTATATCGCGTTGCATTTGTTCATAAATCTTATTGTACAATGAAAAATATAGATTTTAATAAAAGTAATATTAATTGTCCGAGTGATTGCTTACCTCTGCAAGATATATCATATGAAAGACTTGAATTTCTCGGTGATTCTTTACTTGGTATGATTGTTGCCAATTATCTATATAGTAGATTTCCTGATCAAAATGAGGGGTTTTTATCTAAAATTAGAACTAAAATTGTTAACGGTAAAATGTTGGGGTATTTATCGGATAAAATAGGATTTCCTAAGTTTGCTATAATATCCAAACAAGTTGAAGAATCAAATGGAAGAAATAATTATAAAATAATGGAGGATATATTTGAAGCATTTATTGGTGCACTATATTTAGATTTCCAAACAGATAATGATTATGTCGTGTTACCAAAACATATTAATATATTGCCATCAACTGGTGCAGGATATTATATAGTAGAATCATGGATAATTTATATAATAGAAAACTATTTAGATTTCAGTGAATTAATTAGAATTAAAAATAATTATAAAGATATGCTAGTTTCACATATGCAGCATTATTTACAAGACTCCCCCCAATTTAAAGAGCTAGGTGTTGTGACACGTGATAATTATAAAATATTTACATATTGTGTTAAGGATAGAAATGGCACAACTATATCAACGTCAACGGGAAAAAGCAAAAAAGATGCTGAAAATAATGCCGCATTAGAAGCATTGAAATATTATAATATAAATGTAAATGAATATAATGCAAATATATAAGTAATTACAAATATATAATTTTAATTATGAAAATAACACATTTAGTACTTTCTGGTGGAGGTATGAGAGGTGTAATGTTTATAGGAGCTTTAAGATATTTATATATAGAGAATCTGCATAAAGATATAACACATATAGCCGGAACTTCTATTGGTTCTATAATTGGTCTAGCAATTGCATTGAAACTTGATATAAATGAAATGGAAGACATTATAATGAAGGGTAATCAAGATACAAAATTATGTTATATTCCTTATAAAAATTGTATTAAAATAGTTACTGAATGTGGTTTGTCAGATATACATATTTTTTCTAATTATTTAAAAGAGTTTGTTAAAATAAAATATCCTGATATTGAAGAAAATATAACTTTTTCTTATTTAGCAAAACGTTTTGGTATAAATTTTTATGTATCTACAACAAATATTTACACATGTAAAAATAAAATATTTAGTCTAGAAACAACACCGGATGTATGCGTTTTTAAAGCTTGCTCAGCATCTATGACGATACCTATGCTATTTAAACCAATAAAAATAAATGATGATTATTATTACGATGGTGGATTTACAAATAATTTTCCTATTAACATTTTCGATAATGTTCCATATGATAATATTTTAGGAATGATATTATATAAAGCTTATTATGATAAGGAGATACCTGATGAAAAGACGCCTCGTCCGAAAATAAGTTTCATGTTTTTATTTAAACAGCTTGTACAATTATATGAAAAAATTAGAACACGTGCTGTATTAGGTGAATTAATAGATGTTGATAAAGTAGAATATTATTATATTCCCGATAATATTCCAGATATTCCAATGATGAATATAGAAATAAATAAAAAAGGGTTAAGATTAAAATTGCCAGAAGAATTATCTAATAACATGATATATGCAGGATTTAAAAGTATGTCCGAATATATTATTGAAAGACGAAAAAAATATATAGAAAAAAATGAAAAAAGATATAAAATCACACATGTAGACTATCATTAATTAAAAATGGTTTTTTATTAATTATTTTTCCAATAGGTTTATATTTAGTAAAAATATTTTTAGGCGCCTTTGTTAAATGCGGTATTATCATTTCACTTATTAAATCTTTCAATTTTTTATTTCCTTTTAATCTTCTTAAAACTAATGTTTTATTAATTGTTATTAACTTGTTAAGCAAGTAATTTGTGAAATAAGAAACATTATCAGATGGATATTTTCCAAAATAAGACCATGAATTAGGTAATATTTTTTTATTGGCAAATGCATGTATAATTCTTATATAATCTTCCAACATTTTTGATGTTACTTGATTATCACGATCAATTGTTTTAGCAAATCCGAAATCAAATATTATCATATTATATTTACAGCTTTTTAAATAATATTTTGTACCATTAATATCATATTGGTAATATCCTTCTTCTGGATTTCTTTGATATAAAAAATTACCATAATGACAATCACCATGAGTATATCCAGTACATTGAAATGTCATAATTGATAACATAACTTGAATAAATACATTATATACTAACATGTCATCACTTACATATGTTTTTAACTTACACAACTGCTTTAAATCCCCATGTGCTAATTCATTTAGATTTACATAATAATTTAAATTACTTATAATTGGTGGAACATCACTGGATATATTGTTACATAAAAACGTTCTATATGTAAAAACAAAATGTTTAGATAATTTCAATTTGAGTATTTTTTTAGTAATATGTTCATTTAAATATTTTTCAATACTATTTGATGTATTTACTTTCATTAGTTTTGTTGCTATTGGATATTTACCAATAACATCTTTAATGGATGTTATAAATATGGATCCATATTTACTATCAGAACCAATTTGTTTTTCTAAATTTACAATATCATCAATTGTATATCCATCATATACTTTTGCCTTTTTATAGAAGTATTTTTTTTTTAAACAAGATAATTCCTTTATTTTTAATATTTTACTATATATATACTTAAAATATTTAGCACGATTTTCAATGCAATATTTATTTTTAACATATGACTTTAAAAATGCTTTGACATTTCTATTGGCATAAGAAACAGAACCAGATAAATTAGCATTGCTTGATACTTTGCTTAATTTGCTTAAAGATATTTTATTAGATATTTTAGATAGTGATAAGGTATTTTTAGCATAAGCATTTCCTTCTTGAAAATAGAAACTTCTGTGATATTCACAGTTAATATTAGAACATTTAGTCATAATTCTACTATTATATAATAAATATATATTTATTATAATAGATTTGTAATATGGATCCATATGTTTTTATATTGGATTTAGATGGAACAATTATTGGAGATTGTAGTTATCAATGTGATTTATATAATTTACAGGATATATTAAAGAAAAATATTAAAAACTTTAATAAAGCTACTGCTGCATCATTTAATAAAAATAAAATAGATTGTGAGAAAAAATTAAATGAAAGTTATATTAACGAATCGCTATTAATAAGACCGCATTTTACTAAATTTATGTATTCCATAAAAAAGTTTTATCCTAGTTCATTTATATTTGTTTATACGGCATCAGAAAAAACATGGGCAAATAAGGAAATAGCGATTATTGAAAAGCAAAATAATATTAAGTTTAATCGTCCTATTTTTACACGCGATAATTGTATTGTTGATAAAAATGGTATGATAAAAAAATCTGTTACTAAAATTATGCCTAACTTATTAAAAACTATGAAAGTCAAAAAGGATTATGATATTGCTAAGAAATTATTAATTATTGATAATAATCCTACATTTGTAGATTTTAAAGATAATTTTTTACTATGTCCAACATATAATTATATTCAATTCACTAATTTATGGGAAGGTTTATCCAATAAAGAATATTTTAAATGTAAAGAATTGAAAAACTTTGTAATGAAAATGGTAGTACAGAAAAAAATGCATAATATTAAACAAACTACAAAACCAGAAAAACAAGAAAAGCTTTATAAATGGCTTTATAAAAAGCACAGAAATATTAATAAATATAATTGTAATTATATCAATGATACATTTTGGAGAGATATTACTGTATTAATAAGACATCATAGTATCAAGGAATATAACAAAAAAATAATTATGTCAATGCAAAAAAGTATAAAGAATTAGTATTATTTTTAATTAAATGATATATATAAGTTTTGATATAGGTGTTAAAAATTTGGCATTATGTATACTCAAAAAAACCAATAAGATAGAAGTTCTTGATTGGCGTATTATTGCATTAGCGGATAGTAAAAAAGAGCTAAAAGGTATTGATGATATATGTGATCGCGTTTATTATGAAATGGATAATATTGTAGGTTTTTTAAAAGAACAAGAAATTAATACAATAGATTATGTACTAATTGAAAACCAACCTTCTAATTTAAATGGTGTTATGAAAACAATACAACATATTATTTATAATTATTTTAGTTTAATAAAACATTGGGATAAAGAAGTAGAAAACGTGGTATTAGTTAATGCTTCTTTAAAATCAAAAACACATGATTATGTATCTGAAATAAAACCTGATGAAAATGTTGGAAACAAAAATGCCAAAAATTTTAGAAGAACTAAATATCTATATAATAAAAAGCTAAGTATTGATATTTGCCAAAATTATATTAAGGATAATCAGCGATTACTTGATATCTTTGTAAATAATAAAAAGAAAGATGATTTAAGTGATGCGTGTTTACAAGCAGTATCATATATTAGAACAAATATCAAAAATGAACCATTAGATAATTATAATTTATTATATTAAAATGAATATATTACTAATATCAATGTATAGCGATAAATGGAACTGGAAAAAGCAACATAAATTATATAGAAAGGCTATCGGAAAAAATGCTAAATTAATTATAAAGAGATATTATGATAAAGCTGGTATTAGAAAAGTTTTAAATAGTGGAAAAATAAACGGAATAATTATAAGTGGTTCTGATTATTTTGTTCTTAAAAAAGGTTCGCCTACTGTTCCCAATTTTGTATTTAAATATAAAATACCAATATTGGCTATATGCTATGGTTTACAATTTTTAGCAGCTAAAACAAATAAAAAAAATATAAATAGCTTTAAAAATGGTATGAAAACTTATACTAAAAATATTAAAATGTATTATCCTTTTAATGTGAAAACTTTGACATATACATATTTTCACCAAGATTATTTAGTTGGTATAGGAAAAAAATATAAGGTTATAAAAAAAATGGGAAATAAGATAGTTATAACATATAATAAGTCAGATAACATTTTTGGTATACAGTTTCATCCAGAATATATTACAAAAACAGGTAGAATATTTTTTAAAAACTGGTTTAATTTTATAAAAAATAGTGCGTAATCTAATATATATATAAATTATTGTAAATATATAAACATTTAGAACTCAAATAATATATAATATGTCTTTAATATCAAATTTAAATAGTAAAACTGATGATTTAATAGAATTAAATAAAGATAGTTTCAATAATAATTCTTTTAATTTTAACATACCTAAAAATAATGGTATGAATAAAGGTGGTTTTATAGACGACGGTCTATTTAACAAGAAAAAAATTAGTGACGATGTTATATCTATGTCTTCTCGCTCTTCGCGTGCTAGCAGTTCTGCTGGGAATAGTAATTATGATAAAGCTAAATATATGAAAAATATGAAAAATATATATAAAAATAAAAAGTTAAATCGCGATAACGATATGGATAGTACATCTGGTAGTGATGCTAGCAGTGTAAGTGGTCGCAGCGATGTTAGTGGAAACAGCAGTAGTAGCGGTGATAGCAGGGGTAGTGGGGAAAGACGTAATAGAAATAGCGATGACACAAGTGAAAGTGGAGAAAGTGGAACATCTCAAAGTGGTAGCGAAAGTTCAAGTGGAGAAAGCAGATTAGCAAAAAGAAAGCATATGAGTGCAAAAGATATTGTTAGAAACGAAATTAACGAAAAGCGTGAAATTATATATCAACTTGAACGACTAGAATCTAAGGGTTTTAAATTACCTTTCAAGTTTAATATGAATTCTGACTTGGATGAAATGCATTCCGAGTACAATCGTATTGTTAGAGAAAAGGAACTTGATGGGAGCGTAAGATTCCAACAAAAAATGTTAATGGCATTTGTTTCCGGATCTGAATATATGAATACTAGATATGATCCATTTTCAGTTAAATTAGACGGTTGGTCAGAGCAAGTCAATGAGAATATTAATGATTACGATGATATTTTTGAAGAATTACATTATAAATATAAGTCATCAGGAAAGAAAATGGCACCGGAATTAAGATTATTTATGTCTTTATCTGGAAGCGCATTTATGTTCCATTTAACAAGCAGAATGTTTAAAGAACAACCTATGCCTGATGTAGAAAATGTATTAAAATCAGATCCCGAATTAATGAAACAATTTCAAAATGCAGCTGCTAAACAATATATGATGGGTGGGGGAGGTGGTGCTCCAAATATTGCCGCTCCAAAACCAACACAAAGCAGTATGGGAGGAGATAATATGGGGTTATTTGGAATGGTAAGTAACTTGTTTGGTTCCTTAAATAGCGATCCTATATCATCTGAAATGCCGAGATATCAACAAAATAATTTCAGTAATAAATCAGCAAATGATGTAGATAATATCATAAATGATGTTCATAATAATATATCTGTTGAAGATGATATAGATAATCGTATAGAAACTCTTTCTGTTAGCGACGAAGAAATAACATCAATAATTGAAGATACTGCTGATATTCAAATATTAAAAAAATCAGGAAAAAAGGGAGCTAATACTCGTACTTTAAATATTTAAATGTTTTTATCTTTTTCTGCGGATATTAGTTATTTTTTTAGCACTTTTTTTAACAAAGCTGCCTACATCTTTGACAGATCTAGCGATTCTGTCAGGAGTAGATTTTAAGGTACGCATTGGGTTACGGATAGTATTTTCTATCTCTTCTTCGAATATTTCAATGCGAGATAATAAGTTGCTTAAAGTGCTTAATAAGATTGGAATGATGATTATAGTGAATAATAGGGTTAAGAATAAGAATAAAGATATCATAGTGCCAATGGCGATGATATCTCTAGACATGTCTTCCGAACATTTGCATTTTTCATTAGTTAAATATTTAACATAGTCGAATGCATAGTAGATATATACAACAAATAGTAAGAAGAATACG